TTTATGGCATCTTATGTCAGAGAGAAAGGATCAGAGAGGTTGTGTAGCTCACGGGAATGAAGAGTCATATATGTATACTTCTTTCGGGTCTATCCCTAGCAGATGTTTAATTATCGATGGAGTATTTATTGGTATTAATATTAAACAGTTACCTGAAGAAGTAAAATTCGATGAGACATACCCATGCAAATGGCACTATTACGATTTAGATTTCTCACTTGAATGTAATAGGAACAAAGTTATAATAGGTGTAGTTGATATACCTATCATACATTCTAGTCCAGGATTAACTAACCCTGATAAAGAGTTTTACGATGGTCAACATTACTTTATTAATAAATGGAAGAAATAGGAAGATTAAATTTAGATTATTACGAGCAAGTTATAGTTTATAAAAGTTTGACAAACGAAAGTTATCTAACTCAAATTATAGACCATATAAAGCCTGATTATTTTAATGATAAAAATATTAAGACTGTTTTTAGTCTTATAAAAAGTTTTTATGTAAAGAGGCAAAGTATACCTACTGTAACTGAGTTAAAGTCTTACTTAATTAATGACGAATTAAAAGATAGTTTTAAGTCTGTTGTAAAGAATTTTTCTAATATTGATAAAAACTTTAACGATGAAGAGTTAACTTCTAATACTGAACGTTTCTTAAAAGAAAGAGCGATATACAATACAATGTTATCAGTTGCTGAAGATGTTAGTAAAGGTGAAGTTAATACGAGTTTTATTTTAGATAGTTTTGAAAAAAGTTGTAATGTTAATTTAAAAGAAGAAATAGGTTTAGATTTATTTGAAAATATTGATAAGGTTGTAGATGACTTGAATGTAGACCAACCTACTATATCTTCCGGTTGGAAATGGTTAGATGATAAAATAGATGGAGGTTTCTTAGAAAATGGTAGATCGTTATATGTATTTGCAGGTGAATCTAATGTTGGTAAATCTATATTTTTAGGTAATATAGCTTGTAATATAGCTGCTAAAGGTAAGACAGTTTTAGTTATAAGTCTTGAAATGTCTGAGATGATATACGCAAGAAGATTATCATCTAATATAACTAGAATACCAATGAAAGAATTAAAAGGAGCTGGTCAATCCCTATCAGCTCAAATAAAAAATTATAATAATGGTAAACCAAATAGTAAAATTTTAATTAAAGAGTTTCCTCCTAGTACTGTTACACCTCAGAATATACAAGGTTATATTACCGAATTAAAAAATAGAGGTATTAAAGTAGATGCAGTTGTTCTTGATTATTTAAATCTACTAAAAAGCCCTCTTGGTGATAATTCTTATGAAAGAGTTAAGCATGTTGCTGAAGGTATACGAGCATTGAGTTACGTTTTTGAATGCCCTTTTATTTCTGCTACCCAGTTAAATAGGTCAGGTTACGATGAAGAGAACCCTGGTTTAGATACTATATCAGAATCTATTGGAATGGCTGCTACAGCTGACTGTATTTTTAGTATATTTCAAGATGATGAAGATAAAGAGTTAGGTATTGTTAAAATGGGTATGATGAAAAATAGGTATGGTGCTAATTACGGTTATACAGCATTAAGATTAAATTACGATACGTTAACTATTTCTGAAGATGAAACGTTAAACGTTGATGATGAAGGTAGTGAAATGTCTGATTTAACTAGTACTCTTAACATGTTGAGTAATTAAAAAGAGGAACTAAATAAAAATAATGCCTAAGATCCATATAATTACTGATGCAGATCTCGATGGAGCTGGTTCATACTTATGTTTAAAGTATGCATATGAAAATGCGTCTATATCATATTCAGTCACTACTGAAAAAAAGTTTTTAACTGATGTTGCATCTTCTTTTAAATTCAATGACTATGACCTGGTAATAATTAGTGATCTCAATTTAAAAGAAGATGAAATAAAACTATGTGATTTAAAAAATGTTATAATAGTTGATCACCATAAAGAGCATACTGAATTAATCAATAATTATAAAAATGCTAAGCCGATTATTAAAGATTATACTTCATGTACCAAATTAATTTACGATACATTTAAGTTAGAGGGTAAGTTAAATAAAAATCAAAAACTTTTAATAAAATTAATTGACGACTATGACAGCTATACTTTAAGCTTACCGTTTAGTAAACCATTAAATCAAGTATTTTGGTCTTATACTGGAGATAGAGTTAACAAATTTGAACAAGATTTTAAAGATGGCTTTTTTGGTTTTAATCAATTCCATAAAAATGCTCTTAAAATTATAGAAAATAAAATTGACAGTTTTTTTAAAGAAGAACCTATCAATTTTGGTAATATTAAGATCGGTGGAAATGATTATAATGTAGCTGGTGTAATGGTAACTTTTAGTCCGAATGAAATTGCAGAAAATATTATAAAAAAATATAAGGTTGATTTTGTTATTATGATAAACATTAAGGGTAAAAGCGTATACATGAGACGTGGTAAAGAATGCACTTTAAATATGGGTAAGTTAGCTTCAAAACTAATAGAAGGTGGTGGTCATGAAGACGCTGCAGGTGGAATTTTAAACGATTCAATAATTAATATTACTAAATTTCTTAAACCAATAAATGAAAAATAATATACCGTTTGAAGATATACAAAATCAAGAATTTGAAAAATCATTTTATTCTTTTTGCACTTTTGTGTCTTTAGTAAATGATAAAAAGATGAATTTTGCAACAGTTTTTTTAAAGATACTTGAAGATAAAGCCTTGCGTGATATTTTTATTAGTATTATTGAAGAAGAAAATGAATTTACAGCTATTAAAAAATATATTCAAACCGAACCATCGGTAACTAAAAGTAAATATGTAACTAAATTTTTGAATAAATTTAATGGGTTCAATGACTGAAAAAGAAAAAGTAATATATAATAATTTTTTAGAAATTAGTAAAAAGGTAAATAATAAACCAGTTAAGTATAGAAAGAATTTTGATAATTTTCCGGATGAAAATTATATTGTAGTTAATAAGCTAAGTGCATTTTTTAATAAATTTCAGCATTTAAAAATAAAAGACTTTTTTGAAGCACCGTATTTTGTATATAACGAAAATTATTTTGATTTAAAATTTTATTTGAGTCAAAAAGCGATAAAAGCTTATACTTTATATAATGATAAGTTTTTACTTAATAATCCGGATGACGATAAAACTATCTTGAAAATGCAAGAGTCGGTTAAATTCATTTACAATTACTGTAATAGTAATAATATTGATATTAAAAATTATTTAAATGTAAAAGAAGGTGAATATAATGTTTTTCTTAAACATGTAAAAAATAGAGACGTTATAATATTCATATTATTTGCATTTAACAATTTTGAAAAAATCTTATCTTCAATTGATACGGAGATTAAAAATATGTATAGTTCTAACTTTTCAAGACTCAATTATATTAGGACAAAATATTATTCAAGTTCAAAAGCTAAAAAAATAATTAATAATTTTAAAATATTCGTTGAAAAACAAAAAACATAATCTATAATTAAAATATGAGTAATATAACAAGTTCAATGTTCGATAGTATTAAGTCTGCATTAGCAGCAGATAATGATAATAATAATAGTGCAATAGGTGATATCTTAAAGACACCTCCTGGTAATACTTTTACAGTAAGGTTATTACCTTACGCGAAAGATCCTTCCAAGACATTCTTTCATTATTACCAACATGGTTGGAATAGTTTTGCAACTGGTCAATATACTAGTGCTATTTCTCTTCAAACCTTTGGTGAAAGAGATCCTATTGCTGAAGAGCGCTATAAGATTCTTCGTACTGGTAATGAAGAAGAAAAAGAAAAGGCTAAGGCAATTATGCGTTCTGAGAAATGGTTAGTTAATGTTTATGTTGTTAACGATCCTGTTAATCCAGAAAATAATGGTAAGGTAAAGATGCTTCGATACGGTAAGCAAATTCATAATATTATTACCGATGCTATTGAAGGGGAAGATGCAGCAGAGTTAGGTCCTCGTATTTTTGACCTAGGACCTAACGGTGTTAACTTTAGAGTAA